CGACAGCAGTACCAGATAAAACAATAGTGCCGGATTCGACAAGAGCTTTCCTTTCCGATGTTAACTGTGATGTACCAGACTCACTAAACGATCCCGAAGCAACAGTAATGTGTCTGCCATAAGCCAACCCCAGGTTTGTCCCGGCTAAAAATAAACCCCCTGAAGATAATATCAACCCCGTATCGAATGATAACGGAACACCGGCAAAAGCAAATGAACCAGAAATTATTCCTAATTGCCTAGCGTTAATTAGACCAAGGTTTTGCCCACTTTCGGCAATCGCTCCTGTTGCAATAATAAAGTCTCTGCCATAAGCCAATCCTAGGTTTGTCCCAGAAAGATTTATTGCGCCAGTTGCGCTAGTTAACTTTCGTTGTGCCTTGATTGCCAACGCTGTCCCGGATTCCGTTAATACTCCCGATGAAACAAGTATCCCCTTGCTGTATTGTAATCCGATTGCGGTTCCGACTTCAACAAATGCACCGGTAGTAATTGGTAAAATAGCGCCTACTTTAAAATTATCTATGTAAAATGTATTTGCAGCATCAGCATTAACAATCGTAATAACTATTTTATCTATTGCGTCTTTATTGGCATTACTAACCGCTGATATATTCCAATTTACCGTTTGAGAGGTATTCGCTGAAAGTACATTTGGAGTAATTTCAGTGGTTGTCCCGCCAGAGTCATGTATCCCAACTTTTATATTACTCCCAGTTCTGGAAGAATAAATATCAAAGGAAATATTATTTATATTTGAAAGATTAATACTCGCCATTAAAGCGTCCTTGTCAAAGTTTTATTCGCGCTGTCTGTTATCCCTGCAAAACCCTTTAGAGAGTAAGAACCCTGTGTATTAATGGTATTTTCCGAAAAAGATTGTAGAAAAGTAAGACCATTTATACCGTCCCAGAGGGCACCATCCGAACCAGACACCATACAAGCACTATCAAAATACGCCACAGCAGTTGCGTTGGTAGTTACTGCCATTTTGATAGTAATATTATTAATGGCCGCACCAACCACTATACTACAAGATAAGAATTGCCAATTTGCCGTGTCTGTTTGATTTACAGCATTTAGCTGAGCCAATAAATCAGTATAAACTACAAGTAAAACACCTGTAAACAATTCTGCATAAGTATTCGCTGATTTAACCCAACACCCAACAGTTACAGTTTTATTCCTGTATGCAGTTGCAGCAATAGTTTGATAAATAGCACTATCACCAGAATTACTTTTTGTAATTTTGGCCGAATAAGTACCAACTTTTTTAGTTGTCGATTCTCTGGCCAAACTTCCACCAGTTCCGTCTTGCGCGTAATCATAGTTATGTAAGACAGAAGCACTATCCCAAGTTTCCAACCCACCATCAGTTAAAAGATTAGTTGGAGCAGAGTTGGTTACATACGCCGCACACGCTAAGGCATTTGTGGAATATTCCATGTAGTCAATTTCAGGTAATGCCATAAATAAACCTTAAGAGGGTAGATTGCTCCACCCTCTATTTAAAGGTTAAGTTAATGTAAATAATGAGACAGACGGAGTGATGGTAAATGTTTCTGTGTCTGCCAGGGTAATACTGGAACCGTAATCCCAATAGCCGATTACACCATAAGGACTTATAGTATCGTAGAGAACGACATACCTAAAAGCCCCTAGAGTTCCACCGGATGCAGTAACGACAATAGGTGTAGTGCAACCCAAAGTTGTAACTCCTCCAGTTTCAGCCCATGTATAGGTTACGGTATACCCACCAGCGGTATAGCCATTCGCATTGGTCGGTGCTGGATAAGTCCCAACTGTCCACACTGTATCAGTCGCAGCAGTAGGTGCGGTATTGGTAAGTGACATTTTTAAAGCGTCACCACCGCCAGCACTACCAGTGCCAAAGTTATAGTTGGCTTTGCCTAACTGGAGTTTAAATTTGTTAAAAGGTACAAAACTTGCCATAATAATGCTCCTTTAAAAAATCCCTCCCTCCCCGTCAAAAAAAGGAAGAGAGGGATTATATGTTTACTTCGAAACTACTGTTAGGCTTCTAAGGGTGCCTGTGCAACTGTGGCGTATTCGTCAAATTCAATAACCACAACTGCGGCTACTGCATTTCCACCACTTAATACAACCTTAATAACCTGATTGGCTGCGGTTGCGGAAGTCGGATCAAAAATATAATCCTTGTAGGTAGTATCTCGAACACCAGACTCAACAACCATTCCCGCCAAAGTTACAGCGGTGACTAGATTAACAGTATGTGTATCACGGGAAACAGTGACAAGATTGCTTGTCGTTACTGTTGACTGCCATGCTGCTTTGATTCCTGTTACAACACCTGCACATGGCGCAGGAACATAATAAGTTCCGTTTGCAGCACAGGATAAAGTTATTCGTTTCATAATTAATTTCTCCTTTAGGCTTCCAGGGCCGCTTCTGCGATTGTGGCGTTTTCATCAAATTCGATGGTCACAATCTTGTCTCCAGGTGCGCCCGTATCAGTTACTTTAAATACCTGATAGGCAGCGGTGGCGGACGCGGGATCGAAAACCAAATCTTTATTGGTCACATCCCTTACTCCGGTTTCCACAACAAGACCTGCTGTCGTAACTGCGGTCACGGTATTAACGGCAGTTGAACCCCTGCCGACAACAACTGTATCATTCGGTTCAACAGTGTTTGTTTGAAAAGCTACTTTCACGCCCACAACAACTCCCTTGCAAGGTGCAGGGACATAAAGAGTCGCTCCGTCAGCGTGTAGAAATGTAATGTTTATCATAGTAAAATCTCCTTATGTTGTTAGGCTGCCGGAATAGCTATCGAAAGGCCATTCGGAGCAGTTGTTGCATGATAAGCGTAATTGCCCATCCAATCTTCATTTGCGTTGGACGATACATACAAAGCAGTTGAATAACTACCACCCAAACAATTTTGAGTTACCGTGTTGTTGCCAACGGAACCAGACCCCGGTGTAAAATCAATACACTTAGACGGAGCGGCCTGAGCACCAGCAGAATTTAACCCATAACCGGCAAAGGTATTTTGTTTAATGATACTGTAACGAAGATTTGCGGTTAAATGGTTGGTATTACTGTGGAACATATTGCCGATAATTTCCCACGATGCATTTTCTGCAACACCATCTGTAGGCGCGTACAGCCCATAACAAGTGGCCGCGTTCATGTAGAGGAAATGATTGTTGTATATCTTCACTCCGGACTGATGACCATCAGACTGAATACCATACTTAGAACCTGTGGTTCCTTGGAAACGGCAAGTGTCAATGATTGTTGCGTTGGAAGCACCAGTTAGTTTTATACCCGCATAACCACTTGTCGGTCTAAACCGGATATTCCCTACATAAGTCCCGCAAATTGTTGCCAGAACTAAAGCGTCTGTTACGCCTCCCCAGATTACACTATTGGGATAAGCAGAAACAAATTTTAGATTGGCAACTGTAGGGGTGACTGTTTCAGTGTACTGATATGTGGTTATCGCGTCACCGTAAATATTGATTGTATCTCCGGCACTTGCGAGCGCAACTGCTTCAGTAATTGTCAGAAAAGGATAGTTCCAAGACGCTCCATTCCCGGTTACTGATTTTTTGTTATTAACAAACCACTGTTTTCCGTACTGGTTGAAAGACCCAAAATCGGTAAGTGGTCTTGAGGCGGAGTTGCCGCCTACTGTAAGAACTCGTTCACTCATAATATTTCTCCTTATTGATGATTCTCAAACTACAATCATCTCGCGTTAAGGGTTAAAAATACAGGAGTAGGGCTTTTACACCCTACCCCCAAATCTTATTTTCTATACAGGTTCCGTTAGGCCGGTGTGACACACCTGCATTTTGCGGTTACTGCAATAGAGGTTTCCGCGCCACCTAGTGTTCGCAGACAGCATATCTGGTTGGCCAAGGACTTCTTTATCTACCCATTTCGGGGCAGTAAAATTGTAATCCTTGTGGCTTCTCAGACTCAAATAATTTAAGTTGAGAGCATAGAGAACGCCAGAAGACACATAAGGATCAGCCACAACAGGGACACCCTTATGGGTAATGTTCTGCCATCCAGCTTCGACAGTTTTGGACTCAACATATCTCTGTTGAGGATGGAGAGACCTTTCGTAACCGTCTCGAAGAGTCGGGGTGGTTACGATGAAATTCGGCAGGAATCCTTCAAACTCGCCCATGTTCGGCTGTCTCCAGATTTTCTGCATAACTTCAAAGCTGATTGCTTCTGCGGTTGTAATAACATTTGCTTTCCAATCAGCCATTAAATCTGTGGAAATACTACCGTAAGTGGTAGAAGTTGTCGTGTTGAACAAGTCACCCAAACCGTTGATATTGTCAGTGGTCGCTGCGGCGGCAATAACATCTGCGGCCATTTTGACACGGGCGGATTTAACGATGTTATTGATATAAAGTTTTGTCAAATCAATAATCGCTTCGTCGCCGGTGTTCTGGGTGAGATCGTTTAAGTTCAAGGTGTTACTGGCGTAAATACCTGACCAGCCAAAACGGGCTGCGTCAACGAGGTCAACTTTCGCCTGGTTAATAACGGTAGTTGCACCGTAGGCACCGGAATTGGAATTTTGATATTCTAACGGAACTTTAACCATTAAACCACCGTCAACGATCTCGTGCGGTTTAACCTGCCAATTGTCTTTTGCAATTGCATTGCCCATCAATTTCCATAGCAATGCTGATGCTTTGTTTAAAATGTCTACTGGTGTTTTGGTAAGCCAGTAATATTCTGTAGTCGCGTTTAATTGATTAATTAAAGCCATGATATTTTTCTCCTATATCAAAGACTTACGTACCTGATCGCATACTTTCTAAAATAGATTTCATGCCGGTATCAACGTCTTTGTCTGTTGGTAATGGTTTGTTCGGAGGTGCTTGCCCAGGACTTTGGCCTTTGACAATAACCTTCCCTGTTGTTTCTGTTCCTTTTGCGAGGTCTAACCGCTTCTGCATTTCGGCATTAACGTCTGTTAACTGTTTAGTTTGCACAGCAAGTTCATCCCGCTGAATCTGGAAAAATGCTGACATTGGATCGTGCATCCCGGTATTGTCGTTAGCCATAAACTCTTTGATTTTGGCTTGCATTTCCGGTGTTTTAAATGTAGGATTCTGTTGGTAAAACCTTTCTTGAGAAGCTTTAGCATCCCTGTCACCAAGTTCTTTTTTTAGTAATGAACTAGCTGAATCCGTAGCAGCTTTCAAAGTTTTTTCGTGTTGACTCATAGCCACAGTATTGGTTAGTTTGGAAATTAACTTTGTCTGTGCTTTGGAAAAATCTTTATCCATCGGATCAAGCGTTTCCAACTGTTTTCTAATTTCTAATGCTTGAGCATCATAATCAACACCTTTGGTTTCTGGTGCAGGTTTTCCTTTAGAAAGATTCTCTTGAAGCACTTGGGCTAAAGTTTCAGCCTGAGTTTTAAGGGCAGCGTGGTCTTTACGTACCTGACCTAACTCGTTACCCTGAGAACCTAGTTTTGCCTGAAGTTCATTGTAACTTTTAACCAACTCATCCTGTGACTTAAAAGGAGTTCCTGGGATTACACCCGGATTGTCTTCTATTGTATCTTGGTTTGCTACTACATTTGCATTTTCTTTTGTCATTTTTCCTTCTCCTTCTCTCGGCATGTTTATGATTTTAGATTGTCCCTTTCAGGTCTAAGAAACATGTTGCCCGAATAAATATAAAAAAGCCCGGATTCTACAGCTCTTGCGAGTTCTCTGTAAAACCGGGCTAATAAACGTTCCCTTATCGGGTGAATATTAAATTCCGCTATTATTTCATTTTATTCTTTCCTTTGTTTCCTTTTGTAAAAAAGCGTCAGTAATACCACCCTGATTCATATTTAATTCTATCGTTAAATTATATTTACCTGTGCATTTGGAAATTGTCAAGTAATTTATTTGTTTACTGATAGTTTCCACGATAGAAAGTAATTTTTCATCTGCTTTTTCGCTCACCCTATGCACTCCAACCCTTTTTGTTTAAGGTATTTGTTTAATCCTGATCTTGTTTCAATGGGTTTTGCATCATTCGGTAATGTTTGTTTTGCACTTTCTAACCAAGGGACATCATTATCGCGTAAACTAAAACCGCAAGTAATAATCTTTTTTGCCCTTCGTCCACAAACAGGACATTCTATTGTCCGAGGACATTCAGAAATCTTAAATGTTTCCTCAGTTACTTTTTGACAACGGCATTTAAAATCATATCTGGGCAAAATAATTCCTCCTTTAAAATAATCTCATCTGCTTTATTCCGTTTTCTCGTATTGATGTATTACAAACTAAATGCGCCAGTTGGACATTTCTGCGAGAATGTTCCCCACCTTTAATTAACGGAATTATATGATCAATGCTTTTACTCATACCATTTGGCCATTCTAACTCTCTATCCACCTTCTTATTACACAGTTGACAAATCCATCCATCTCTTTCATATATTTCATTTAAAGGAAATTTTTCAACTGTAGCTCCTACTTTTAATGCTCTGCGTCTTTGACAACGTGCTGTCGCATGTCCCGGATGAGAATCTCTCCATATCTTTTTGGATTTTTTCACCTTCTCCTTGTCGCAATTTAACCACGCTTTTTTATTAGCCTCTTTGATTTTTTCAGGATGGTTCTCTCTATATTTTTTAGAACTTGTCCTTGACATTTCGGGATGTGCTAAAGCATACTCCTTCTCTTTATGTTTATTATCCCTGTGCCATTGATCCATTGCTGCCTTAACTTTACAGGGATTGGCCTCACGCCATTTTCTAGTACGTTCAACCTTCTTTGCTTTTGAGAGTGGTAAGATTGGTCGACTCATTTACATCTCCTTCAATGTATCAGTTTTTTGTTTTGTATTCTTAATGATAGTATCGGCTGTTTTATTTACCATGCCACTACCGGTAAGTTTTTTAAGTTCTTCGTCTTTTTTCTGTTTGTCAAGAGTTTCCTGTAGCCCTTCGTTAATTTCTTTTTCTGTTTTTTTATCATCTCCCATAATTACATCTCCTTTTTAAATAAAATTATTAAAGCTATTCTAAACCGTTCTTTTAATGGAAGTCTTAATGTATTTGTCATCATCTGACGACCAAGTTCTGTGGTTGTTCTCCGCACTTCCCTTCGTAAAAATTTTTGAACTCGAACTTTCTCGCTCATATTTTCTCGCCCACTTTCTGTCCCGGTTGTGCCGTTACCGCCGGATTTCGACCTTGTTTGCCCTGGTCTGGACGATCATGCTGGATTTGTATCTGTTCAAGAATTTGTTTAATCTGCACGGCGGATTCCTGCGGGAGACCGGCATCAATGAGCACCTGTAGTGCTTGATCTAGTTGGCTCTCGGCTGTACGAGCAACTTCATCTTTCCATCCCGGCCAGTGCATTGCAGACAACAAACCTTTTTGACTGATGAATTTATTCATAGCTAACCACTTTGCGTCTTCCTGCAACTGCAACGAAGTCCTTGGCGTGGTACTTCCACTTTCCACTACATAATTAAATTTTCGACCTGCGTAGTTTACACCAATAAACGACTGTTCTTCATCCCCTACATTAACATTATCTTCTGCTGTGCCATGATTTTGCCACAGCCCTATTGCCCACCGGCTTCTATTTTCGACAAGAGTATCAATAGCGTTGGTCTTGGCTTGCATCAAAACCATGTTCTTTTCCTGAAGTGCAACTATGGCTGAAGCAGCAATAACTCCTGTTGGTTGAACTCCTCTATCAGCATCTTCAATCTGGTAAGTACGATCAAACATCTTAATCAACAGTTCAAAAACCCTGAAGAATGTTTCTGGTAAATTAGGTATCTGAAGAAATTCTATCCGGGCATTGGGTGTAGATGGCATTAAAATAAGTCTACCTGCCTTCGTAATGGACGATTCAATCATCTCACGGGTAATGCCACAATGTTGCTGAACGATTAGCGGTGGAGCCATTACGTTAATTGTATAAGCTATTAATTTAGTTATAATTAGATTAATTTTAACAAGTAAATCTGATACCATTTCGGCGGCACTAAATCCCCATATTGAAACACCGTCTTTATACGAACAAACATAATAACAAGGCAATCTTCCCCAAGGATAAGTATTAACAGCAAGTTCTAAAGGCAATACTGGATTAATATTAGGATTATCACAATCATCAAGAACCAAAATATTACTTTTATTGTCTTTGTTTTCTCCTTTGGTGATAGTTATTTTACGAATTCCATCCCGATAGACCGGTTGTGTAGTCGTTGTTTCTTTAATTTGTGGAATTCCGTCTTTTGTCACAGGTTGATTTTGTTCATCTAACAAAGGTTCTTGGGTTTTAACTTCGTGCGTACTATTATCTCGAACCCAAACTTCAATTACCAAACAACGTTCCAATCTTTTATCTGGTGAAGTTGTAGTTGATCTCACTGTCATTGGATCAGCATAATTACCGATAGACTGTTGCCCATCTTGACGCTTTGTTTTGTATTCTTCACGGACTGCTCCCATTAAATCATAGGCTTCGTCTGGTACTATTCCTTCAACTTTATAAAAGTCTTCCATTTCAGCAACGAAATCCAAATAAGCATAACAAACATAAGGACATTTCGTGTTGATTTCTTCACTGTCCCAATTTCCCGGAGCTGGGAAAAAAGCATAGGGATCAATACTAGCAATATCAGGTTGTTTATTTTGTTTATCCCATGATGGTTTTTCAGGTACTATACCATATATTTCCATAGTTTTGGCAGACATTTTTGTTAACTGTTGCTGATCGGTGTCTTTCCACCACTTTTTAAGTTCCATAGATAATAAGTCTTGTGCGCCATCATTAATCCCATCAAGATCAATAACTTCTCCAGTAGGATTGCGAGACGTAATGTTCTGTACAGTCCTCTCAACATTGGAGAAGAATAGATTAAGAGTGGTTAGCCCCCTGTTCTGTTGTTGGTATCCTTTGCGTCCAGTTTGCTGCCGAACTTGTCTGCCCATATAAAGAGCGTAATTAGCAAGAAAATCCTGTGGCTTACCCAACCTTTCTTTTTCTAAACGGGCTGCCTCAAATAATAACATAGCGAACTCACCAACCGATTCGTGCCCCTTAGGTGGAATTTTTTTTATCGTCCAAGTATCGTTAATCATTTGTTTTTCTCCTTAATTGCCAATATAGTATCTTTCCCCGCCTCAACCATGTCAAGGGGTTTGCAAAGTATCTCGAAATTCATTCCTTTTTTTAGCGGTATCACAAGTTCACATTGCGACCCAAACCTTATCTGCCCAAATCTATCACCTTGAATTAAATACTGCCCTTTGCGCCACGTTAAGTTACAGTCAACATCTCTGTCTGCAATTTGCACCAAATAAAAACAACCTTTTATATCTGGACAATAGAACTTTGATATTCGTTTCTCGTTATAAACTAAATAACCCATGTCTTGTTTTTTGATTTTAAAATCTTCCAGCAAATTATTTTCCGCTACAATCATAGAAACACCATGCGTTTGTAGTGGATTAGTTTCTTTGACATTAAGATAATAACAAGAGGAGGGTACTCGATTGACATGAACGTTGAGGGCTGTCATAAATATTCCAACAACCAAAGACCTGTCTTTATAGTCTTCATTATCCAACATCTCTTTTAGAGTAAATTTTGCACCCTTTATTTCGTAGGGTTCATCTGCTTCCATTTCCTTCGCATAGAGAACCACTCCATCTGCCGGAGCATAAAACAAATTTGGATTGTAAAAAATTGTTCGCAGAGGATCACGAAAAAAATCCTGTTCCATGTTTTCTCCAAGAGTGTGAGATTTAATCTCTTTTATCGCTTCTCGATTTAAAAATTCTTTGATAGTTTGCATTTATGCCTCACAGTTTAAAAAGCGTTTAATATTCCCATGTTACGCACAGCAAAAGTCCACCCATCATTGATAATTCTGAACAATCCACTGGAACAATTGCTTTCTGAAAAGGGACATAAGACCGGAGAAACTTTACCACTTCAATGTCTTGTTTAATACCAAAAGTCGGTAGAAAAATATAATCTTTGGTCTGATAATAATTGATGTAGTATCCATAACCAGGGTTAAAGTCGTCAGCCAAAGGATATTTTTTTCTAAATTCTATCTCCGACATCTGTAAACAATTACCGTAAGCCCACGGTATTTTTATAAATTCAAATCCATTGTCAGTAATAACCTTCTCCAGTTTCATGGCATATTCTGACCATGTTTGGCTTACTAAACTACGATAATCATTAATAATGACTGTCTTGTTATCTTTAAACTTTATAATTCCATCTGCATGACCTAGATCATCCAATGGTTCAACCGGAAGAAAAATTATATTTTTTCCAAACCTGTCTTTTAGAAACTGTTTAAGATCGGGTCTACTGATTGTAGGGTTATTTTTAAACACCTGTTCGGTCATAAAAACAACATCTTCGTTCTGAACTACATTTCCACCGTCAAGATAGATGTCTGATAATTGTGGGTTGACAAACTGCCAACATTCGGGGGATACTGTCAACCACGGATATTTTTCATATCCTTTATATTTGAATTTTGTGAATGAATTCCCAGTTTTTATTGGCATAAAATCCCGAATCCAAAGATTAGAACTATCAATTTCCTGACACGAAAGATGGCTGTCTAGTGTGTTAACAATCTGTGGAAATTGTTCACCTAATGTACGTGAAAAATATACCATCAATTCATCCCTCTCGTGAATGGATTTACCGCCTTAACTAACGTCAATCCAGTAACCGCTTCTTTGTATGCAGTCAGAATCTTTTCGTCTGTTACATCATAACTCATTACATCTCTGCCAATTTCAAAACTCTTTGGTTGCCCAAGCAAATCACCGACATTAACATTAACCATATTTCCTTCACCTTTTTTAATCTCCAATATTTTAGGATTTTTTAATGTCAAAACACCAGCCTCGCCATTAATTTTTTCTCCTATTACAATCCCTACTGGACAAAATACCATCTTAATCATTTCTTCCTCCATTATTTTAGTCTGAACATTTTTTTAATACTATTAAATATTCCCTTCTTCTTTCTTTCCCCTTGTCGGATCACACCGTAATTTATTACGGGTTGTTTCATACACTTTTTTATTTCAGGATGTAAGGCCATACGCAAATTTTGTCTCCGCGTAGAACGATTAACTTCTTGTGTACGATACTGTTCTTCCATCCCTTTGTTGAAAATTTTGTCTTTAAGCGATAACTGAATTGCACAAAACATTTTTAATCCTCCATTAATAAGTTCGCGAAGTTAAAGGCGAACATAAACACGAGGCAGCAGCCCCGCTTTTACTTAATTCTGACAGATCACAAAGCATCAATTCCAGTCCCATCTCGTTACAGATTTCTTCAAGTCTATCATTTTTATGTTTTTGTTTTTCATAGATTGGGTCGGATTTTTTCATAGACTGAATACTTGAAGCACCTATAATTAATTCTCCTACCCGAACAACATTACACGCATCTTCCCAAGCATCATCATCTTCCACTGGAAACACATTACATACTTTCTCAATTTCTTTCAGTGTAGATTTTTCAATAGTCTCAACGCTGCAAATTATATTCTGTTCGTCTAAAACAAAAATATTACAGTCGAGATGATATTGCAGTTCATCTTTTTCTTTTATTTTTATTACCTTCGCACCATAGGTTTTTTCAAACCAGTTATGAAATCGAATATCTGTACGGAATCCATACCCCCCAAAGTATATGTTTTCACGAATGAATTTACATTCCGGGAACCCTTCAAATTTGAAAGGCGGTTTCACACACTTGTAACCCATCGCCGAAAGGAAATTTCCAGCAACTATTTCTTCCCCGGCACGACCTTCTGCGGTAAAATTAGACAAAATAATTAAATCTTTTTCCGGTTGATGCGCGACATACATAAAATTATTAACATATGTCAAGTCTTGAAGACCTTTTTTGGGCGGGAGTAGATAGACAAGGGAATCGGCGGCGAGCAACTTATAGAAATTATACCATTGGCCCATAAATTTTTCCACGTCAAGTGGCTCTGCCTCTTTTCCTTCTGCTTCCGACATCCACGGATTGTTCTCAATATCGTCACTGACAAAACACGGCTGCGCTAATACAAATACGGGGAATGGTGATTGTGATGGCGTTCTATATTCACTTACTTTTTTTTGTTTATCCATTTTTCTTTTCCTTCTTTTCACGAATTAGTGGATGTCCGGGATTAACGGCATTGTAAATCATGGCCGCATGTTTCTTGGCTTCTTTGTCACTGTATCCTTTTTTGAGTAAAGACTCTTTTATTGCAAGATATTGTTTTGGCATTTACTTTACCTTCTTGGACTGATGGCTTCTCATGTGGCCAGCTAATGCCAGTTTGGTTGAAACTATTTTACCGCAAGACTCACAAACAAATTTAGGTGGTTCACTGTCTTGGGGAACTGGAAGAGGATCTTTAATTTCATTAATTGTTGTAGGAATGACAATAAGTTTGCCACTTGGAGCCAATTGTGCCAAACATTCTGGGCAAGTCATCTCGGCTACACCTGTAGTTGAACTGCATAACCAATCAATATGGTAAGTCAAGAGGCACTTAACCATGCTCCCGTTTGGTGTAACATTGGGGTTATACTTTTCGGTTGTAATAAAGTCTTTCCTTTTACAGTTTGGACAAACTACTTTTAAACCCGCGACTTGGTTTCCAATATCCATTATTTTTCCTCCCCTAAAATAGCATTAAAAAGTTTATTCCTGGCACTTATCTCCGCCGGAACTTCTTCTTCCAGCCCCTCTGTGGGAATTGTAAAGATTTGTCCCTTGGGTACACTCCCTGTTAAAAACCCTGTTCCTTCAACTGTCGCTTTGCTGCGGTGCATTATAAATGCTCCTAAAAATACCGAAACCAATGTAATTATAACACCGATTCCGAATATTATCAACAATTGTCCAAAACTAAGTAATATCATTTTCCTCCCCCTCTTTTTCAATTACAAACATTGAGTTGCTTCTACTTGATTGTAACCAGGGTGTTCCAAAAAGAAGCCATTGCATCAAACCACCAACAGCAATCACCGCTGGTTCCCCCACTTTAAATTCCATAATCCTGTGTTTCAAAATATTATTCTTTCCAAAATATAATCTTACATGATCTTTTTCAAGTGTACTGTATAACGAACGATATGCTTCGTCAAAAAAATTTTGATTTTCAAAATCTATCGGAGGAGAAAGCAGGATTGAATTAGCCTCGCCGTTTACTTCCATTAATCTCTCGTTTTTTAATGCCAATGTGGGGATGTATCTTCCAGGATCACCAAGAAAAGTATGCAATAATTCAGAGTGTAATCCAAATCCCCATTCATTACGCAATCTTAAAAGATGGTCAATTAAGGTATTAACATCAAAACTTTCTGCTTCCGCCAACAATCGAAAGGGGGCGTTTTCTGGTTTCTTGGTGTCGTCTTTTAACTTAACAACTCCGATAATTCCAACGTATCCGGGACGATCCGTCTCTTTTCCCAACCAATCAGATTTCTTTTGCTGTACTTCCGAAGGCCAACCAACACATCCATACAAATCATAATACTCCTGCCCTGTTTCAATATTTTGGAACCAGAACGTTCGTTCTACAAGTGGTTGACCAGTAAGAAATGCTTGGTCTATTCTTGCTTGCATAAGACCATAGGCATTTTCATGAACTATCTTTTTAACTTTACTCATCAGGCGGTTCCTCCTCAAATCTGCAATCCCCAAAGAACTTGGTTCCATGCGATAAATAGTTCAGTGCCTGTGAGGTAACATCAGGGTCTTCATCATGCGCTCCTGCCGGGAAAATAGCCATCTGATCTATATAATCTACAACCCACGGTGCTCCTTCAGGAAGAAATACATGACCAGACTCACAGATAGGCGTAATCGCATTAGCGCGCGCTATCTTGTCCTTATCTGTTTTAATTGGCAGCATTGGGATAGTTGTATTTGCAATCAACTCCTGACACAAAGATTGTCCAGACGCTTTGTCTTCCACAATAACCACATCTGGATGATACTTGTCATACTGTTGAATAGCTGCTTTTTTTAAATCAGGGAAAGTTACTCTATCTATCCATCGGTCTATAAGATAGTACCCGTTATTTGTCACCCCCCAAGTTTGACAACAAGAAGGATCGTTTTGCGCCTTGGTTTTAAACGCAGTATCCCATGATTGTATAACTCTAATAAAATCAGGTGCTTGTGAGTAATATTTCCACCAGTCACGTTTAAAAATAGACCCCTGAACAGCCACTGGGTTCTGTTGATAAAGGGATTCAAAGTCTGATCCCATGACTGACTTAATTGAAAGAAGATCATCTCTACTGAACCTGTCAGGGCAAAGAGCTTCCCCTTCAAGTCTGTCAATAGGATCATCTATTTCTGCTAAAGCGGGAAGTTTAATAACTGTCCATTCTTTGCCACCTTCGCTGTTAAGAATACGGCCAGCAAGATCATCATAGTGCCACCGAGTATTATGACTTATAAGGCCGTTAGCAATAAAATTCTCGGTGCGGTCAATTTGAATATCAAAAACCTCTTCATAACCTGATTTATAGATTTCCGTTACACTGTCAGTAGTTATCTCGTATGTATTTAATGGCTTTGGATAGAATTTCTTCTGTTCTTGCATATCCAACAATGAGATTGCAGAAGTTGCACAAAAGTCCTCTGATTTTTCCTGTGTTGTGGTCGTGGTCAATACAGAGTCGTCCATTCCCATTGTTCCAATGCTTTGGGGAATTTTTAATTGATGGGGGCATCCCACAAATAGCACATTTGCCTTCTTGCTTGGAAAGGATTGCTTCGTAGTCAGCGTGTTCGATTCCATATCTTCCACGTAAGCGTATGACTCTTCTATTTTCTTGGTTAATACAGGGTGCTCTATGTCCACTTGCCCACAACGCCTTGTTGTAATGTGATGTGCATTTCCCTCTACATTTTGCAGGTTTTTCGCATCCCTCAACTGAACATTTGACTCCTTTGTACGCGCCACGACTCGCGCGATTTTGTCCCCTAAGACCAAATCCTTTAACCTTATCCATTCTGTGCCTCCGTTTCTGCTAACAAGAAAAGGGTGTCTTTTATTAGCCCTTACGGTTATACCTGATGCCAAGGCTATTGTCAAGGTATTATCATGCCCTTGATTCTTCCAATTACGCACAACAGAGGTGGTTAATTTACCGTCTTCGTATGTTGCTATTTCATCTCCTATATTGATATTAACCAGTAGTTTTTCTGAACCGTCTGCCATTAACACCTTTGTATCTCCAGTCATACATAGGGTAAGTACAATAAATCCTTCGGGTTCTAACCTTGTATAAAGATCGTCCTTATACCACTCCCATGCTTTGTCCCTATAGACTACCGAGTATGCTTCTTCCTTAGATTTAATAGGATCATCTATCAGTATCCCGTTTGCCCCGTGACCGGTAACGCCAGAACCAACCCCAACTGCCCTGACTCCACCTTCCTGTTTTGTCGTCCAGTCATCCACAGCTTCCCGGTCTAAAGTAATTCCCCTTGACGATACTATTCTTTGGGTTTTGCGAGAAAATTTAGAAGCAAGGGAAACGTTATAAGCAGCAACTATAAACCGAAGTTCAGGGTTCCTTTCAATCATCCATGCTGGAAAACGAACAGTAACACATTCAGACTTGCCCGATCTGGGTGGTTGAAATATCATAAGCCGTTTGATTTTGCCATCAGCAATGTCTTTCAGGGCTTTAAATATAACTTGAAGATGAGGCCATGTCCATGTGTATTTAGGAGTTACTTGTGGCAACCAGTCAGGGAAAGAGGTATTCTGGCGCGTCAGAAGCCTCTGTCGGAGTTCCAGTTCAGCCTGTGCCCGTTGCTGTGTGGATATAATGGGTAACATTTCTCAACCTATTGAGTTAATTATATCAAAACCACATCTTAAAAACATCGTTATGATGAAAGAAATTATAAAGACTTTCATCAAAAGTTCTAAATTATCATCTACCAGTTTCTTAATTTCTTTTAATTTTCCCATTTATGTTCTGCGTTGAGAGTATGCGCAGCCCACTTTTTTAAGCTGGTGGAAGGAATCGAACCCTCATTAAAATGTTTACAAAACACTTGCACGGCCTATTGTGCTACACCAGCATTTTTCTTTTTAGCTTTTCTGGCGAGAAACTTTGCAACCTTTCTTGCCTTACGAGCCTTGTTCTTTTCACGCCTGCCTTCGATTCTGTATCTTTGACAATGCACCTTATGCCGTCCGTACTTCTTTGTTCCGCTTCCGTGATCCTTTCTCCGTTTCTTGCTGGAGCTGGAAGCCAGAACCTCACGAACCGTTTTTGCCATGACTAATCACCTCCTTTTAAGGTTATCTAGTCATAGCTATACTCATTATAGAACAACATAATGCCTCCCTTATTTTAATTCTTGTAACGCCGTGGAGCAAGGTCATTTTATCCTTGAAATCATTCACTTTTCTCAAAACACCTTTTTCCTGATTTGGGTAAAAAAATATAAAAATTTTTGGCCGGACACCTAATTTAACCCCTAAACCACATACAAACAACCCCTAAGATAGCCCAACGTTGAGTAAGAGAGAGATGGATTCCCCAAATCCTGTGTAGAATTCGGGGCTGGTACATGCACAATCAAACCCTCCCCTCCGTATCGTACCTTGTGGGTACTGCCCACCTTATATCTATGTAATATCTTTAGGCATCTTACCATTAATTATATCCTGTAATTGCTGATCGGTTAGTTGACCCCAATTAAATTGTTGGTTAACCTGTACGCCATCGGTCATGTGACCTTTAAGTTTACTAATACTATCTGCTGTTTTTAATTGCGTAGGATAATCGGGCACTTCTATAAAGTCTTTCGTTTGGCTATCTGCTAGTGGAAGTTCACCATCGGCTTGTGAAGTGGGATTAGTCTTATTATTAATAATGACCGCAGATATTACTTTAGTGGCTGAAAGTAACTCATTATACTTATCGGATAGCTTCTGATCGTTTATCTTCTTATCGAGTATTGCTTTGAAGCTGTTTATAGCTGAAGGACTTTTAAGGATTTGACTCACTTGACTATAAGCACTA